GAGCCTTCCACCGTTCAACCGATTCAACGAGAGAATACGCGCTCGCGTGTTCAACGATTCCGCGCGCGTTCAATCCTCCATCGCAGAAGAGGCATTGATACGCTGTAGAGTATTTGAACATCTCGACGAGGATCTCTCCGCCGTTGTCGAATGCCTCGGCCTTGCGTTCTCGGATCTCTTTGATGCGCATTGATCGCATCGACTCCGCGATCCCCTCTCGCATAGGCCCATTGTAAGTTTTGAGCGTCTCACGGTCGACAGAGAGACATCTGCACAGGAGAACGGATCCCGAGTATCCCTTGAGCGTGATCATCGCGTTTCCCGGGCTCATGACGAACGCTTTCCCCGTCGTGACCGTGCGCACGATCTCAGTGTTCGATCTATACTCTACAGGATCTCCGACGAGAACGAACCTGTTCCACGTGCGCACGGCCCAATCCGCGACCATTCCATTCGTGATCATTCGACGCGTCTCGGCCTGCACCGGTAGAGGATGAACGATCCGCTACGGCCTTTGACCTGCACGACGGGGATCCCGTTCGGGAGAACCCACGCGGGAGAACGCGTTTCCGTGTCGACGAGATTACCTAGATCATCCTCGTACGTGATCGGGGATCCTCCGGGAGTCGATCGGTTCCACATGAACACAGACCACTCCGCTCGATGCTTTTTCTGTTCGGGCGTGCTCATTTCTTCGCACTGTCGAGGCGATCATTGATCCATCGCTTCGCGGGCTCGAATTGTTTCGACGAGATTTCTTCCGGACGCTTCCCGAATGTTTTCACGAACTGTTCTTCGGAGATCGATCCGTGCATTCCTTCGCGCAGGTATTCCGCCTGTTCTTTCGATATGATCCCCTCGGCACTTGTCGCCTGCGCGTCCTGCGCCGTCCACTCTTCGATGACGCGGAGAGCTTCGTTGATATGAGTCGAGAGCATCTCGTCAACTGACTTGATCTCCATGCGTTCGCAGAGACGCTTCTCGTCGATCTTTCCGTTCGCGCAACGAGCATGAATGAGTCGCTTCTGCGAATCGCTCGCGGGATACGACTGCCCGCCTTTTTTCTTCGCCGCGAACTGGATGCTCTTGATGTCCGCGCGTTTGATACCAGCCACGCGTTCGAGTTCTTCCCACGTGACACCCTGTAGCCCGACGAGAGAACGAATGCCTCGGATCTTGCAGTTCGTCCACGCGGCCTTCATGATCGTACCCTCGTCGATGTCGGTCATCGGCAGGATGATTTCTTCGAGCATGACACTCTTGTCTTCGTTGCGCATCTGCTTACCATCTTCGTCGAGCTTCGGAATTTTGCGCTTCCCGAAAAATTGATCGCGCTGTGAGCATGTCCCGACTTCCCACGTCGAGTCGAGCATCCCCGGGAGAGAAAACTTCGCGCGGAACGAGTACATGTAATAGCGTCCATTCTCGTCTTCGGCCCACCGCTTTTCCGACGTCATTCCCTCGATGCGAACCATGAAGATCCGCGCGACGCGCTCTCCGCCTGCGATGTTCAGATACGGGAATGCACCCATGTCATTCCAGCAATGTTTGTTTGTTTTCTTGAGCGCGATCTCCGTCAATTTGTCGATGACGGCCGTTCTCTTGTCGATGCGAGAGAGATAATCGTCGAGATCGTCGCTCATGATCACGAACGGTTCAATTGAACCAGTCGCGATGACAGGATCGATGATCTCCACGTTCTCCGGCTGTTCGACCTCGACTGCTTCCGTTCTCTTCCTGTGTTCTTCGTTCACGTTGACCCCCTGAAAATTTTATATCAAATCATAAACACTTTCTCGACGTGATGTCAATAACTTTGTGATTCTGTTTTTTCCTCCGAATCCTGCGATAGCACGAGATTCTCGATTTCCTTTCTCCACGACTTGCGCTCGGCCTGCACGTGTTCCGGAATGACTTTCTCCGGAGTGATCGTCCACTTTCCGCCGATGCGGTACTTCCCGCAGATGCCAGTCCGTCCACGGATACGAGCGGCGACGTTCTTGTCGATGCGTTCCCACAGATCGCGGTTCGGCTTGAGCTCGTTCCACTCGTCGAGCAGGAATTCGAGTTCATCGTCGAGGATGATCTCCATGTCTTCGCCCTTCGTGTCGAGCACCGGTGGCTTGCACACGTGCGCGAACTGGCACATCCCACAAATACGAGGATCCGCGCAATGTTCGGGAAGCGTTCCCTCTTTCATATGCTCGATGACGGCCTCGGCCTTCTGCAACGTCTGCTCTCCGAGCTCGTAATCGAGAGGAAGTTCGGCGAACGTGATGATCCCCGTGACCGGATTCTTGAACGCGAAGACTCCGCGCTCGCTGTTGCTCATGAGACAATACAAATTCAACTGGCACAGGTACATCCAGAGGAAGCGATCCATCGATTGACGGACGGCCACCGTCGAGATTATCCCGTCGGCGTCGATACATTTCTTGATCGTGTTCTCGAACCACGGGCTCACCTTTTTGATTTCAACAGGATAGTTTTTCCCGTCGATCATCACCATTCCGTCGATCTTCCCGGAGATTTCATACTCCGGCCACTCGAACGGCCGTTGATCCTGCGTGATCGGAAATCCGGACGCCTTGAGATCGTCGCGGACCGCGCCCTCGAGAACGTTTCCGTCATCGAACCTGAACTGCACGTGAACGTCGAAGAGCGGGATATTCTCGACGGGAGTCGTGCGCGCGAGCACGAGATGCCGGACGCACGGATGCCCGAGCTTCGACGCGTTGTTCCACCGAGCGCGATATGCGGTTCTCTTTTCCCGCTTGTAATCCCACAATGCCGTCGAGAGAGTTTTTGCGATCATGCGTTCGCCTTTCCCGCTTCGACCATGAGTCGATCCGCCTTGTGCGCGGCCGCGATGCCGAAGCGTTCGACAACGAACTCGCGCGCGATGCGGATTGCGCCCTTCTTCCCGCCCGGCTGTACTGCGCGACCGGTAGAGATCCATTTCTCCGACGTGATCCATCGGCGAATTGTGTTTCGATGAACGCCCACGGCTCCCGCGAGCGCGTCGATCGAAATCGACCCTCCCCAAATCGGTTTCCGTCCTCTCGTCTTTTTCGTCGCCATTTCTTCCTCCATGATGTTATTTCTTGCTCGACTGTAAACCGTGATCTACTGCATGTCAAGAGCGTTTGCGTTTTTTTGCTTCGTCTCGTGCGAGCGTGATCGCGCTCTTCAAATCTGCGAAGATCCTCTCTTTCTCCGACGGAGCGACGCGTTCGCCCGAGAGTGTTTCAACGACGTATCCGTCGAATCCGCGAATCTTCGTTTTCCGAATCTGTAAATGTCCGATAATCTTTTTCAAGTCATACCTCCAGTCAAAACGTATGTAGCACACTAGCAAATTGACGATGACCGTGTGACCGCCTGCAACGAATCCGAGCTCCCAATTCCACCCGCCGCCGAATCGACCCAACATACATTTTTTCGACTTGTGCTCGAACGTGATCTCGAGTCGGCCGACGCGCGTTTTTTTCTTGATGACGCGCGCTCCGTTTTTCTTGTCGACCTCTTCCCAATAGCTCATAATGTCACCACAGTTCTTTCACGATGACAGCACGTTCGCCGTTGATACGAAGAGGATCGGTCAACCAATCTGCCATAAAGATTTTTGAAGACGTCGGAATACTTTCGACACTCGAAAAATTCCCATGTTGCCCGTCACAGATGAAAACAATCGCTCTTCCTGCGTTTCCGATTGTGTCCTGTACTGGAAAGACTTCATACTCGTATTTCGTAGAGCCTTCCGACAAAATCATCCATGTTTTGAGATCCGTCTCGCCTTGAATTCGCATGTCAATGCCGACGTAATAAATCGGAGAACATCCGACCACGAGCATGACGATCAAAAGAAAAATTCCATTCCTCATGATTTCCTCCGTGTATGTTTTCGCGTTTCCGCGTTGTGTTCGCGGATCCCGGGGCTCTACCGTGCTTCCCGGGATCCTGTTCGCATAGGCTCTCGGCTCGGCGATCCTCCGCGCGTGCGGCCTTCCCGCCTTCCCCTTGAGCACCATCTCAACTCACCGCCTTTTCGAGAATTTCGTCCGGCAGTTGCCGACGATATTTTTTTACGATCCTCCGTCCGATGACGGCCTGTTTCGGAGAGAGTTTCGGAGAACGCGCGAGAGAATGACCGATGCACACGTCGATCTTCGAGAACCCTGCTCCGTCGAGAGAATGCGCTCCATCACAGAACGCGGAGAGCATCCGGAGTCCAGCGTGCACGGCCGCGACCTGCTCGTCGGTCATCGCGACGGCCTCGACTTCGATCTGCTTCCGCGTCGTGCTCTCGGGAGCGACGTCGACGGGGATCTCGATCTCGTGTTCGATCTCCGCGTCGAGAGCCTTGTCGATGACTTCCTGTTTGCGAACGATGATCTTCGCCATACGCGCATCGAGGGATCCGTCGAGAACTATATGCTGTACCGTGACCGAGTTCTTTTGACCGATACGATGACAACGGTCCTCCGCCTGCGATACGTTCGCCGGAACCCAATCGAGTTCGGCGAACACGACGTGAGCGGATGACGTGAGAGTGATTCCTACGCCTGCGGCCGTGATCGACCCGACGAAGAAACGAACGCTCGCGTCATTCTGGAACCTGTCGACTGACTCTTGACGCGCGCTCATTGGATCGTCTCCCGTGAGTTTGACGGCCGATGATCCGAAGTGTTCCATGATCGCCCGCACAACGTCTTTGTGATGCGCGAACACGACAACCTTCCCATCGGTATTCTCGAGATGCTCGATCACGTGCGGGATCTTCGCGACGGCTGTGTCGTGTCGGAGTTTCGCGATCTCGTTGAATCCAGCCATCACTCCATCACGAAGACGAGCGACCGCCGCCTTGTATACTTCGGGATCGTCGCTCGCCTTCGCGAGTTCCACGTCGGCCTTGAGTTCGATCATGCGCGACTCGTTGCGTTCCCACGCTTCGCGTTCGGCCTCTACGAGAGAGCTTGATCCGTTTGCTGGTATCTCGATGACCTGCCTGCGCTTCGGAGGGAGCTCCGTCAGCACGTCGGCCTTGAGTCGACGGACGAGGATCGTCGCTCGGAGTTTCTCTTGCAGTTCGCCGAGATTCGACGCGCCCTTGACATCCATTCCGAACCGGTCCTGTACCGCTCCGCAATATCGAGTCGCGAAGTAGTACCACGAGCGGAACGTCTCGGGATCGAGCGCGTGCACGATCGGCCATAGTTCGATCGGCCGGTTCGTGATCGGAGTTCCCGTGAGAAACACCTTTCTCCGCGCCTCGATCGGAGCAACACGATCTTCGACCTTACGTGTCCACTTCCCGAGAACCGCAACCGTGCGCTTTGTCTTCGGGTTTTTCATGTAATGACACTCATCGGCGACGAGAACATCCCACGCGCGAGCGCGGAGTTCGT